CACCTATTAGAAGTATGTTTAAGGAAGCTTCCTATATGAAACTTTTAGATTTAGGTAAAGATATATCTGATGAGAAACGATCTAAACTATCTAATAAATTCTTAGTAGAGAGATACAGAGTTAAATTTAAAAGATTACCTAAAGATGTTCGTCAGTGGGGGTTAAAAATATTTGAACAACATGAGAATAGACCTGTAGACCCTAATAGTGGGTCAGATTATATTAAAGCTTTTACATTAGCTAAGTCATACAAAGAAATGTTTACAGCTTTCTAGGCAGGTAACTCATTACAAGCACCTGCCCAATAGTTTTATCGTTCATCTCCTGAACCTTGGAGTGTTCCACGTTCCTTTCTACTATGTAGTTTTCTCAAGTTCTCCTGCATTATTGTATTTAAAGGTACACCAACTTCTTTAGCCATCATAGCACAGTACCAAAGTACGTCACCTATCTCTGATGCTATGGCAATCTTCTTCATTTCAAAGCCTTCCACATCTTCCCCATCACGTATAAGTTTCTTTACTTTACCTGCAACTTCCCCTGCTTCACTCGTCATACCTAGTGCTAAGTACTCCAAGGCTTTGTTTTTAGGGAAGATAGCAGTATGTCCTGCCTGTGATTCATAAAAGTCAGCAGTCATTACTTCAGTTATAATCAATTTATCCTGCATGAATTTTCTCGCTTCTTCTTCTATCTTCATCCTTCTTCACCCTTTCTAGTCGTTGAAAGTAGGATACATTGAAACCCCTCACCCACTCTCTTGCTTGCATAGTATTGGGGTGGTAGGGATTAATTGCCCTACCTCTCTTGAAGTCTGTCATACCTTTAGTAAACTGTATCTTTAAAGGTGCATCATACTTACTTAGATTTGGATTGCGTTTTCTCTTCTGCTGTAGCATTTTCTTCTCTCCTCTCAAAGAACCTAACCAAGTTATTTAGCTTTCCGTTAGCATGTTCTAATGCTCCTAGTTCTTTCTCTATAGTATCAACTATAGTAGGGTGGTCTCCCACACCTACTGGATTAGTTAGCATAACTTCTATGTTAGCTATATGACTATTCATCTGTCCTAATAGCTTACTCTTCAGTGCTCCTATTATTATGTCTCTCATGTTTCATCTCCCTTAAATGTTTTAATTACATCAGAGGAGAACAACTTCTGTAGGCTAACTAAGTACATCTTACTAGCTTTGTTATCTCCACCTGCTACCCATTTCTTTGTGTCAAGTTTATCTATAATCTTTTTTAAACTATTGACATCAAAGACTAATGTGCAGAATGTTTCATCTCCTACACATAGATTATGAAACCAATAGTCAGATTCAGTTGCAGCTATACCACTAGGTTTACCATAGCTTTCAAATTCAATAGCTATGTTACCTGTGCGTTGCCACATACCTCTCTCACTCTTGACCTCAATCTTCTTACCTTGTAACATGTCTGCTACTTTCTTCTCTCTTACCTGACCATACTCTAAATCAATATCAAACTTCTTTCTATTCTTCTTACTTGGTGCTAGTTTTTCCATTAGTAATTCCTTTTCGTTTGGGTTTAAGATGTAGTATTTCTTTTATATGTAGCTTCCTACCTCTGAAGAATACAATTAAGTTTATCGTAGTGTTGATGGAAATGGCTATTAATAACCACCATTGCCACCAAAGTAATGCACTACCTTCTAACATTAACTAGAGGTAATGTCAACTATTTCACATGCATCTGCTGTGCAAGCTAACTCCCTTCCACCTGTAGTAGTATCTTCCTTCTCATAATCAGCTAACTTAGACCAATCAATAGAAGTAGGCATGTCGTTTAGTAAGGCATAGTATTTTGCTTCTTCTATGTCTTGATAAGGTGCTTGAGCATATGTATGGTCACTGAAGGGTAAGAATGATATACCTGATACCTCATCAAAGTTCTCATATACCCATGCTCCTACCTTCATCCACTCATCTTCCTTAACAGACACGGTGACAGAAGGCTTGTGCTCACACCAATGTCTCTGAAACATTAACCAATACTCTAGCTGTTCAATAGCTGTCATGTCAGTTCGTGTAGTAGCACCTGATGGTGACTTCATAGGAAAGCTAAACACAGTTGTACTGTCAGGCTTCATAACGTCAGGCTCAGATGGTATGCCACTCTCTTTCATAAACTGTGTGATAGGGTCTTTGTTATCCCCACGTACAGTTCTAACATAGTAGTCATTGTGTCTAGCATGAATACCTGAAGCACTGTCAACTAATTGACTAACTGTGCCACTAGGTTTGACACAAGTGATTGCAGTTGACTGAGGAATACCTAAGTCTTTAGCTAACTTCTTATTAGTTTCTACTGCTACATCTCTTAGGGTTTCTAATATCTCTTCTGTCCATATAGGACAATCAAGAATACCTGTTAGGGAAACTCCTAATAGTCTTTCTTCCTCTGTATTATCCTTCCATATCTTACGTAGATACTTGAAGTTTGTAAGAGTAGCTTGAAATGTGCCTAGTACAGTAGCTATACGTACCTTTTCTTTCAAGGAGTTGATGTCATCTGTGACTCTACACACCACCTCTGTAAGATTACAGAACTGATATGGTCTAAGAATAATCTCACTACATGGGTTGCAACCAAAGTAATGGTTTGCATCTCGTCTACCGTTTTCTAATGCCTTAACCTTGGCAGCCTGTCTATTAAAGATGCCACGTTCTCCTGACTTAGATTCGTATAATGCAGTCCATTCTCGCATGAATGTACCCATCTCAGGCTTACCTTTAAATGCTACAGAGTTATTAGCTAATGACCTTTGACCTTCATTATCCCACCAATTACCTGACTTGGCATGTCTCATTTGGTCATCGCCTAAGTTAGACAAAGAGATGAGAGCAGAACGTCTGACTCCACCTACAACTACCACTTCACCAATCTTACACATGATGTCGTGACACTCAATAGGAAATAGTCTTCGACCTTTAGCACCCTTGAACTTCTGTATACAGAACTGAAACAACTCAACTAATGGTGCAGGTCCTGATGCTCTACCACCGAAAGTCTTGAGCCTTGCACCTGCTGGTCTAACCTGTGATACATCCCATGTAGGTACTTGTCCTACATATAACATAGCAATAAGTTCTCGTATTGACTTTGCCCAACCGGGTCTACTGTCACCAACAGTAATGATAGTAGTGCTATCTTCAAAGTGTTCATTGACTATAGGTAACTTGTCTACATTCTCACGTTCAACAGAGAAGCCTACACCTGTACCACACATAAGTATGTACATACATTCATCAAATGAACGTGGACTATCGACAGGTATGTAGCTACAATTATAACCACCCACATGGCAACGGTCTAAGGCAGGTCCTGCTGTCATTAAAGCTCTCATGCTAGGCATTACACCTAGCGACATTATCTGCTCTGTGAGCTTATCCTTGAGAGCCTTTGTAATATTGTACGAATGATTCTTGCTAAGATGATTACTCATATAATCAAAATATCTATCGACAGTCTCTCCCCAATTCTCTCTGCGTTGTTCGTCATCCTTCCATCTTGCATAGCGAGAGAGTGCTATGAAGTTTTGGTAATCCGTTGGTAAATAGTTTCTCAGCATTTATTTCACTCCATTATTGTTTTAATATTCTTTATCACTGCACCGTCAACATCATAAAAGTATTCCTGTATTCCTTCTTCTATTTCTAATGCTACATTCTCATCAGCAGGTATTGGGTATTCTTCAGGGTCTATATCTAGTGTAAGAAATACTTTAACTCTTATCATCATAGACCTCAATAAGCTTATTCAAATACCACTGTGCTTTCTTTAAGTCTTCTACACCATTCTTGTATCTAAATCTCCATAGGTACTTAACTATATTACCCTGTAAGTAGTAATCAAATCCATCAACTAACATAGCTTCAAGGGCATCAATCGTTTCAACACCTGCTTTGTTATAATGAACAGGACTATTAACCATGTCTTTAAAATCTGCTTGTTCTTGTTTCATTTTCATATACTCCATGTGTCTCATTAGGCATTACCCTTTGTACTAGAATCAATAGATATGTGTATAACATTATCCTCTACGTTTAATATTGTAGCACTGCTTTTGTCTTTACCTTCTATCATATCATGGTACTCTTTGTCAACAACATTATCAACATAATCAGTTAAATCTTCTCTTAGTGAGTCATCTGTTTCCATTATAGGCACTGTTGCACACATTAGTTTGCAAAGATGGAGCACTGAATAGTAGTCATCATCCTTCATTCTATTCTTAGGGTTGGCTATTATCGAAACCTCTACAATACCATTCCATTTAAATTGCTTATCTAGCGTGGGTCTTACTCTTATTATGTAGTCTTCACGTAATATATTATTTTTTGTAGCCATTGGCTAACTCCTTTTTATTTTCTTATCCGTGAACTTTATAAAACTTGGATGCTTATTCTTACCTTTTTCTTTTAACCAATCTTCAGGTATTATCCTGTCATAGTATCTGAAGCCATGTTTAATACACCACTCTGCATATGTAGATTTCGCACCTTTGCTTAGTTTACTTCGACTGTTTGTAAATACAAATCTAATATCTAGCTTGGGGTGTTGCTTCTTAATACACAAATGTTTCCTTCTATCTGTTGTTAAGAACCTTCCTTTTGTTTCTATTATAATACCATTGTTTAATATAAAGTCAGGGGTATAGGTGCGATAGGCTAGGTCTTCCCACTCTATCTTAATGGATTCATAGCTATACTTATGCTTATGTTCCTTTAAGTATAGGGAGATGGCATGTTCTAATCCACTCCTATACCCATACTTTATAGCTTCTTTACGAACACTATGAGGTGGCATTTAATTCAACATAAGAAACTATCTTAGGGAACTGTGCCTTAGACATTACTGAAGGAAGTTCCTTTAGGTTCTCCCAACATGAACGTTTGTAATCACAGAAGTTACAACTCACTCCTAGTATTTTATTGCCTGTAAGTTTTGCTCTAAAAGTTTCGTCTATAGGCTCAAAGCAACGTTTAAATTTATTCTCGTGTACTGTTTTAATAGTTGCTTCAATCTTTTTCATTTCTTTATCTTCGTCAGCATTTGCCGCTGACACATATTTAAATGCACCATTAGCTTTGTTGACTACCCACCAACCACCTATTCTTTTCTTGGCAGCTTTTGCGTAGCCAACTAGCTGACTGACATAACCAAAGGGGTCTCCCTCGCTTAGTGTTTCAAAGTTAACAAACTTATTATCATATGACCAACCTGAAGCAGACTTAACATCGTCAACTGCACCGTCAATAACTAAGTCATAAGTTCCTGATATCTTAGTGTCACCTACTTGTAGTGATACATTCTCAGGCTCTTCGTACTTAACTCCTGCACTCTTTAACAAACCCTTGAACACTGCTTCTACAATATCTCCTAACATCATGTTCATCATAAAGTTAGTAGGCTTATCAGAAGCTAACTCAGATTTGTTTTTCTCAAACCACAGTTGGCAAGTTGGTCTGCCTAAGTTAGACATACGTAACCTGAAGTCACCACGAGGATGACCCCCACCGAACTGCTTTCTAAGTGCATCCATTACATCCTTGCCTACCTGTTCAATTACTTCTTCTGACATAGTAGACTTACCATTGACAGCATCAGACATGTACTGATGTACTGCTAGTTCAGCAGGGTGATTCATTAGGCTACCTCATCTTCATCAATGTCTACAAAGTCATCTACTGTAGACATATCCTCATCTTCCATTCTCTTGTTTGCATTTTCACTCCAAGCATTTAATATATACTCATTGTAATTCTGCACCCATGCTACGAAATCAGCGAATAGCTTTTGGTCTGAATCGTCTAGTGTTAATACATTAGTAACATCAAGGGATGTAACAGGTAAGTAAAAGCTATTACCATTAGGTAACTTTCTTTCCTCTGTATTGGCAGTAACTAGATGATGTACAGGTAGTCTCTTCATCTTGGCTAGTTGAGTGAAGATATCACCTACAGTCTTGAAGGCATCTCTATTCTCTACTTCCCATATGAACGGTAGGGTAGATACTTCAACAGGCTCTCCTGTATTATCAGTTGGTTCAACAAGTTCTATTGTACCAAACACAACACGTACCCTTTTAATCTGCCTGATTAAATCCTGCATCTTTTCAGGTAGTGCCTTGAAGTCCTTAATCCAACCTGATGGTTTGCCACAGTTGAAACCACCATCATTATCCTTCAAGTCTATATTGAGATTATCTCCCATGATAGTCTTGACGTAACGATTAGCCTTGTCTCCTGCACCCATGATAAATCTCTTATACATAAACCTCTGCATAAAAGGTCTTATCTTAGCTGACTTAGCAAAGTAAGTTACTCCGTCAGGTATCTCAAGCTTATAAGTACCACCCTCAACTACCTCGACCTTGACTAACTTACCCTTAACTTCTTCTTCCCCCATAATGCCTGTGTGATTAATCCTTAACCTAGCTAGGGTACTAGATTGTTTCTTATCAGAAGAACTTTCTCCTGACATACCCATGACTTTTGCCATTGCATTATAGTTGTTTGCATCTATAGTTATTATTTCATTATTCATAATATTACCTTTCTTTCTACTAAAGTTTTATTGTTATATCATATAACGTCTTTGGTGTCAAGCCAATTATTACCTATTTTTGCTTCTAATAATAATGGTACATTAAACTTTATACCAAATCTACTTTCAATTAAACCATTCATCTGATGATTAACCTGTGTAATAATATACAACACCTGCTTCTCCTCTTCAGGGTGAACGTCAATCACGATAGAATCATGCACACTATTAACGACACAACTCTGCATAGTCTCTAGCATCTTGTCTATCCTTACTAGGATAAGTGGTACAATATCAGCAGTAGCAAATGATTGAACAGGATAGTTCTTTATCTGCGTAAAGTGTGTGACACTACCATTTCTCCTTCTCTTAACATCAGGAAAAGAAAACTCTCTACCTGATGGTGTCTTTATCATGCCTGTATTCACAGCTTCTTTAGCCAATCTGCCATGCCATGATTTGATTCCTTGATACTTTTCTGTGAAGTGCTTGTAGTACTCAGCTTCTGCTTTACTTCTTCCGAATCCTGTTGCTCCATAGAGGGGTGCAAACGTGTGTGCCTTCGCATCTTGGCGAGAAGTCGGTTGACCTGCATCTGTAATAACTTTAGACGTATAAGAGTGAACATCGAACCCTGTAGAAACTTCTTCAATAGCTACCTCATCCTGTGATAGGTAAGCAGATACCCTAAATTCTAACTGTGCAAAGTCAGCTTCAAGTATCTTGCCACCCTTCCAACGTGAAACAAACACCCTCTTAACAGGAAACGTACCACCTCTAGGCATGTTCTGCATGTTAGGGTCTCGCCCACTAAACCTTCCTGTAGATGTCATGTGTTGTGTAAGTCTCACATGTAATTTACCATCAGGTTTTAGATACATATTAATAC